CCCGTCCATTGTCACCTTGACGGCACCTTCGTTTGTAATATCAAACGTGGCATTGTCAATGGTGCATCCAGAAAGACCCTGCACAAAATGATCGGTCTCCACCCACAGGCTGAAAGTCGGCGAGCAGGTATTCTGTTTGTAAAAGATCGAACAAATTGACAAAGTACCTGCCGTATGGGAAGTCGCCGTGGTTGATCCATACCCTCGAACGCATCCGGTCAAGGTCGCAACCGTTGCATCCAGCGATGCCCGAGTAATACCTGTGTATCGAATCTTTTCCGTTCCAATGATCACAACTCCCTTTTCAGGGACATCACCCCCGGCAATTGCGCCAATGTGAACAGTAGAAATCGTCGCGCTGGCAATTGCGGAAGCCGTCATGGTCGTTGCGGCATTTTTCAACCCCTGCAAAGACTGGAACAGAACCGATCCTTGAGGAAGAGCGGTATTTGCGACCGCAACCAATCCGGAAGGTCTTAAATACATCGACAATGACCAAGACCCTGCCGGAGTTGCACCCTGGAACTGATCAAGAACGTCCAAGGTGTCTTGAAGTTCCTCGGTATCGACAAAAGCCGGATTCTGATTGATCACCGCATTTCCAACAGGCCTGATTGCATCCAACGTACCGCTCGGATATACCATCGTACCGATGGTTGCTTCAACTTTAGCAAAGACTCGCTGCTTTCGTGCCAATCCAACCCCACCTGTACAGCTCATAGTAACACCTCCTGTTTATTTTACCAGATCGACTGGCATTTGTTATGGTTATATACCCCTTCCCGCATCCCCTTTAACTTTCCCCGATCCATGTATTGAAGTCTATGGAAACCATTGTGTGTGCAAAACCATTTTCCTCATCCACTCCTATATAATCAGTGTTCGGTTCATCAAACCGAACCCCATTGATTTCCGCTCTTCTAAAAAGTGTTTCAAGTGTGTTAGCGTAAACATTGGAAGTCTTGATTCCTGTCCCCGGTGGAACAAATATACTGATCATCAAAACTCCAACCCTGACCCCTATTCCACCAGCATCTCCAAGCTCTCCCACGTAACTATTACCCATCTTAATCCTTGGTCTGATCCATGGTGCCGCAGATGGGGCAGTAAATGTCTGGTTCGGCCAATCAATCAAAGTCTTGGTCGCCCATGTTGAAGCAATGGTCGCCATTATAGCTGAGCGGATTTCGTCCGGGGACATTATTCACCTCCGCTACTGCTGTTTTCGAGAATCTTCATCTGTGCCAATGCCTTCGCAAATTCCTGAGTAGCTTCAGCCAAGGCCACTCTGTAAACTCCATTCGGAGCTTTTATCACACTCTTGCCACCGGGATTTTTCCCGCTCCATCCATTTTCAATCCGCTCTGCATAAGGAACATTGTTGTAAAGGAAGACATCTCCATTCCCAATTTTCCATTTCCAAGATACCGCTTTGCTTTCTGCAACCAAGGAAGGAATTCGTTCCCCCTTTTTACCTTTGACAACATCTTGACCTTCCGCCGGGGGGGCACCATTACAAATCCCATGACTGGCCCGATATGCCCCGGTATCGACAGGAGACCTTTTGATGATGTTGCCGAACAAACCAAGCACTCCAGCCCTGATAACCTTTTCAAGCTCACCTCCGGAATAGTCCGCCAGTTTTTGCAACTGAGCGGAAAACTCTTTCGCGCTATTTGCAAGCTGATCGCCGAGTACTTCCGATGGCATCATTTCAAAGGCCATTACTCATCTTCCCTTTCAAAGCTGAATTTTCGTTTTTTTGACGACTTTATCTCAGCCCCGCTATATTCCCTATCAATAGGGGTGATAATTGTTTCTAAAGGCTGTTTTGGCGGTTTTTCCACCCCTTCTTTCAATAGGGCTATCTCCACATCCTTTTCCTTGATCACGGATTGGAGCCTTTCTATTTCATGGACCAGAAAACTTTTGCTTTTCGTTTCGAGTGACATTGCCGCACCTCCCTGTTATTTCATATCCGCCACGTAAATAATCACGGTTCCACCCGGTCTTACCGGTCTGGTCTTATCCGGATACCAAATGCTTGTTCCATAAACGACTTTGTAATCAATTTGATCAAGCGTAGGCAATCCGGATGCAGACAGCAAAAGCCGCACCTTGTCTGATTTGCTATACTCCCCAGCCTCGTTTTGCATAACTGGATTGGTGATCACCCCGATCGTGCTGTAGGAAGTCAAAGTTGAGGAAGTATAAGAATCAGATGTTGCCGAATAGGAGCCTTCAACGATCTTGACAACCGTCATATCCGCGCCATATTTGTCAATGAGCCTTTTCGCAGAAGTGACCTTCCCGTTCCAATCCATACTTATGTCCTCTTCACATTCGCCGTGTTATCATTGCGAAGCAGCCCTTTCAAAAATCCCTCGATTACTCGGTAAACAGTCCTTGAAGGCGTGCTGCTGAAATACTCGGTCGCAATAACATCCACCCGTTCACTCTTGATGTTTGAAACCAGATTCGCTTGCAAAACCCCCGGATCAACTGACTCTTCATACGCAGCACGACAAACAGCATTTTTCAATCCCTTCGGGATTTCCTGATACCAAAGCAAATCCAACGATGGATCAATACTATCGTCCTCATAAATTCCATATCGAGGCCATTCCAAAGGATCATCATAGGACATTTTTTCACCCTTGAAATCAAACTCAGATTCCACATAGGCCATGCCTCTCAGAATTGCCTGTTCCATCATCGTTGTGCTGGCAAGAGTCGCGGCTGGGATTGTCAACCCATACGAATCAACAAAAGTTGTCAACTCCGCAACGGTAACATAACTATTCGCCGATGCTGCGGAAGCTGTCCCGTCTTCAATTACAAGGATAGACATCACTCCTCCTTACAGATCGAATCGGTCCTACTTCCGATGAATCCTGTTGACCTTTTCTTTCTTCTTTGCAATTTCCAATTCAACCGGCTTTTCATCGACAGTTTCATAAACTTCAGGATCAGGAGCAGCAATTGGTTCGATCCCCGAAACTTTTTCACCCTCAGGTTTTGGAGCTTTCTTCAATGGCTTTGGTGATCCCGGAGGATTCTGAAGCAGACCTCTTCTCAATCCTTCCCGATAATCGACCGGATGCGTAAATTTCACTTTCGTTCCATCTTCTCTATATGCATAAAACATTTTCCCGTCCTCCTTATTATTGAAGTGTACCCATCACAAAATTTGCTCCTTGCTGTGCAGGCTGTTCCTGTGATGGTTCATCTTTGCTGAAACGCACAGGGAATGCAGACTTTGAAAGACTATCTTCCAACTCCCGCAATGTCCCTTCCCGAAATGCCGGATTCAATCTGTCCAGAATGGCAATCAAATTTTTCATCGCCAAAGTTCCCTCTTTTATCTGAGCAACGGTCTTGTGAAAAAACGCATAGGCCAATGCTTCCGGCCTCAGCGCATAGGTAAACCTGTTACCTTTCAATGAAGGATCTTTCTGGAATTTCTGATAGATTTGGATAAAATCGTTTGCAGCATTGATCTGCAACATTGGATCACCAATCCATACCCCATACTCAAGGGCGGCAATGGACATATCCAGATCGCCGGGCAGATGTTCAATGCCACGCATCAACCACTCATACGCTTTTGCCTTATCACCGATTTTCATGTACTGTTTGGTCATGGTAAAAAATATTGAATCACAAAACTTTCCTTCACCCACCTTGTCCTTGTTGGCCCAATACATCTCCCCATATCCAACAGCTTCCTTTGGAAGTCTGCTATCCGCGTAAATCTGGCAAAGATAGAAGTACGGGAGCATATCGGTCATTTCACCCTCCTCCACCTGTTTCAAAAGAAGAGTCGAAGTCCGTTTGAACTTCGCTTCCTTTTGCTCAGGAGTAAGGTCATAACCGTAGTGATGGATATTTGCGAGGGTGCAAAGGACTGCCTGCCCCGACACCTTCAGATTTGGTTGGTTATGGACTCGACCTTTATATTCAACGAGCCCCTTCCTGAAAAATCTTGTCGAAGAAAACTGAAGGACATTTTCGCCCTTTTGCATATCTTTGACATTGATGGCCCCTGCCGGATAGCGCATATTGATCTGGGCAAAGAAATCACGCAGCTTGCCGTAAGTGACATTCTTTTCCAAGACCAACTCTTCATCCGCATCGATAACCATGAGCCATTTCCCTTTTGCATGATCCATTGCTTGATTGCGATGTAAGGAGAAATTGTCTGACCAAGGATGGTGGTAGATACGGGCTTCATAACGCTTTGCAATTTTCAATGTGTCGTCCGTTGAGCCAGTATCTACCACCACGATCTCATCCACCAATTTATAAATGGATTTCAGACATCTCTCGATGTTCTTCTCCTCGTTTTTAACAATCATGCAGGCTGACAATAAAATCCCGGTTTTCATTGATCCTCCTTCATGAGTTACTTGGACAGATATGCCGCGTATTTCACCTGAGCCGGAGTTGCCCCGGTCCCCATCTGCTGCACATAGGCTCGCAGATACCGATAGATCGTCCCATTGTAGTCATTGTGGAACGGCGTCATGAAACGCCCAGTGCTCGCGGAAGCCGCCGAGGAATCGCTCTGCCCCGCCCAACTGGACGGAGTGTGGGAAGCAACCACCCCAAACCGGAACCCAGCAAGACGGACCCACGCCGTAAATTCCGCCGTGTTCGAGCCTTCCAGTTTGATGTCAATTGCCCGATTATCCGCAGCCGTTCCAACTCCGGACATCAGGGTTGAATCGACGATGAACATTCCCTTGGTGTAACCCCCGCCCGTATCGACGACCTTATCAACAGCATCCACAGACCCTGCCGAAGATGTTGCCAGAGTCTCCGAGCTGTTGTTGAGGATCGTTTCGACATCAATGATTTTGTATCTATTATCCAACATTGTCATACCTCCTTGAATTGATTTTGTCAAATGCCATCATTGATGGCAGTCAGGTTAAATAACCACCGCACCATTCTCAATGTTGCAAAGACGAGCAGCAGACCTTGGCCGCAGAAGTCCGACAGTCACATACCACTCAACCCGAGTCCGCACGACAGGCTTGCTGTCCTGCTCACCCAGATCCCGAACATCCATCTCGGCAGACTGGAGACCGAGCATTCCATTTTCTGCAAAGGAAACACAGTAAATGGAAGTATAAGTGGCATTGGTGCTGGCCTGTCCGATTTCATCAAACGCCATGATGTCATCGTTCGACTCATCCTTGTCAATTTTGAGGATTGGCAGGTCATTATACTTCATAACCCGACGACCGAAGGAATCCAGATCCCACGTGATATTACCGGAGACCGTCGCAAGCCTTGCAGCCGCCGTCAGAAGCCGCGCCATCGTCTTGTTCATGATCAGATGGGTGGGATCTTCAACCGCATCAATCAGCTCGTCCAGCTTGGCAAGGCTGAGAGCCGTACCAGCAGTGGCCGTCGTTGAATTCTGGATAAGCTGGTCACCGGTGCATCGAACCTGAAGCCCATCAAAGGATTTAGGATCGCTGGTGACATCGCCCTTGATAACCGCCTTAGTCAACGAAAGGGCAAGAGCCTTGATTTTCATCTGCTCCTGAACTGCCCGCTGGCCTTCCCCCGCCGTTTTGAGGAGGAAAACATCGACATCAAGATCACCACCGGCAATTGCCAGCGATTCGGTGATCGCCTCGACTTCTCCCGTGCTCTCGGTATATCCCTCATTCACGCCTCTGAACGCAACTCCCGGGAGATTCTTTTCCCGATTGAACCGGAGTGCATTCCCCTGAATGTTCTCGAAAGGCATATACTGCAGGATATCACTGTTCCTTGCGAACAGCTCCATAACAGTCGCCTTCAGAGCTTCATCTCTTCCCAACGCAATCTTCGATGCCTCCACAAGTGTTAAAGCCATTGTCATACCTCCTATTTGAAATTTTCAGGTCATTGTCATAAAACAAAAAATCCCGGTGAGATAATCTCTTTCACAAGATTAAATCCCACCGGGATTTCGTTTCGCCGCACCGCTTGAAACTGATTTTTTACTCTTGACTCACCGAGCCGATTTTACCGCCCTCCTATTTTCTTGCCGATTCCTGACTATGGATCATCTTCAACCTCTCCCCCGGAGGAATTTTCGACAGATCGATCTTGTTCAGATTCGGTTTCTGTGCTCCGCCTGTCCCGCCACTACCACCAGAGTTCTCAAAAAGGAATGGGGCTGTTTCAGAAAGGATACCTGCCCATTCATCAAAGGTCATTGGATTTTTCCCATCCTTGCCAAAAAGAATTCGATCCCCCTCCTTTGGAACAGGCTTACCATCTTCAAGACGCCAGACTCTTTTCCCCCTTGCGATGATATCCTGCATCGCATCTTTTCGGACACCCCCGACAGCCGTCACCGCTTTTGTGATTTCAGAATCAATCAGCACTTCAGAAAGCCTTGAATGAGTCTTGTCAAGCTCTGCCTGTTTTGCATCAACGGCCTGTTTGAGTGCATTCAATTGACTCTCAAAATCAGCCCTCATCCGCTCAACTTTCTGGGCAACAAGCTCATCAAGTTTTCCGGCTTCCATCATCTTCTTGTCTTCAATGAGCTGGATCTTCTTTTTCATTTCGGCAATCTCTTTCGGATCGCCAAGATCCTTGAGTTTCTTCTCAAGGTCTTCTTTCTCCTTCATGAGTTTGATGTTGTTTTCCCGAAATTCCTTGAGCTTGTTTTTCCCGTCCTCATCCTCCTCGGTTTGGAGATAAAATTTTCCATCCCCACCCTGTTTATATTGGGAACGGAAAGCCTCTTCCACATCCTCCAGTTTTGCAACGACCAGTTTCAGCATACTTTAAAATCCCCCTTCCCGGTTTCGTTATAATATCTATAATCTATTTTCGGACAAAATAAAAGATATTTTTTCCATCAATATAAACCGCCATTCATATCGATGGAAGCACCATTGATATATGGGGTTTCAATCAACATCCGAATGGTACGGAAGATGTCTTCAGGATTACCAAATGAATGGGCAGGAATTTCACCCATCAATTTTTCTTGGTACTCATCTGTCACTTCATTGATCATCCCGATATTGAAATAACCAAGATTCAAATTGTTGATAGTGATTCCTTTGGATGCATTTTCAGCAGACAGGCTTTTAATCATTCCCAAAAGACCGGCCTTTGATGCCGCGTATGCACTTGCACCGGGAACCGGCTTTCTCGCAACCACAGACGAAAGATTGATAATCCTACCATACCCCTCTTTTCTCATAATCGGCAAAACTGCATGGATGACATTGAATGTCCCTATCAGATTTACATTGATCACATCAGCCCATTTTCCCAAATCGGCTTTATGGGCAAAGGAAGTGTAGTTGATCCCAGCACAATTAACCAACACCAATTCTTTCAGATGAGGATTAACCATATTCAACCACATTTGAATTTCTGAAGGTCTGGTGATATCGACCTTGAAAGCCAGATGGCACAATGGTGCGGAAGAAAGGTTATATGTTCCGCTGACCACATATCCCTCATGGTGAAAACGCTCAAAAAGATACTTCCCGATTCCCCTACCTGCGCCCGTGATGAGTATCATTCAATTCCAACCCTTTCATGCTCAGGGACCTCCCCGACCACTTTTGCCGGTATCCCTTTGACGATAGCGAAATCAGGAACATCCTTTGTCACAACAGACCCAGCCGCAACCAATGCATCCATACCAATTTCAATGAATGAAAGCAGCGTCGCATTGATACCAATCTTCGCGCCCCTGCGGATAATCGGACCAATATCAATGACCTTTTGTTGACCATCATCCCATCGATAATTTGTCGGACGATTAATCACAGGCTTTGGATTATTTGCCGTCACCACCCCCGGCCCGATGAAAACATGATCCTCTACAACCATGTTCCCGCCCAACTCGCAAAAAGAATATATCTTGACATGATTTCCAAAAGTGGAATATCCTTCATTCATCACATGGGCACCGATTGTTGTATCCCGTCCAATGATTGTATTTTCCCGGATGATGGCGTAATTCCCTATCCACGATCCATCACCAATCAGGCAGGAGGGATAAATGATCGCCCCTGAGCGGATAATGCAATTATCCCCGATGATGATAGGATATTTTTTGTAGTATTGCTTTGGCCGATCAAGGTGGGCAATCCCTATTTCAACGGAGTTTTCTATCCTGACATTTCTGCCTATGATGACATCATCCCCCAGTAAAACATTGTTCCCCAAAGTTGTCCCTTTGCCGATTTTGGCTTTGCCCATCAGTTCATCCATTCATGATTTGAATCAGGTCTTTGTATTCACCGTCTTCCTGCCCCTTATAAACCACTTCGGCTGCCTTCATTCCGAGACAGTGCAAAGCAACAACCGGCCTTATGCCAAGATGGGCCAATGTTTTCTCCATTCGCCTATTACTGACAAAATTGATGACCTCAACCTGATCCGATGGCCACTCAATCTCAACCTTTCCTGCATTATAATCGGCAACAATCACGGCATCAAATTGTTTGACGTTGGTGATAACATTCCCATCATTGGCAATGACTCCGACTGAGGCATTATTTGATTCAAGAGTCCGGGAAGCTATCTCCGAAAATACCCCATTGCCAACTATGAGATATTTGCACCCGGCCACTTCTTGACCCGCTTCAAAAAGCATTTTCAAGAGTA